AATAGCGTGAAGGACTTCGTGGAAAAGCGTCACACGCTTTGCAGAACCAGTAAGTTCGACGTCCAGGACAATGGTGTTGTCTTTGTAAACCGTTTCACCGTAGGTGCCAGCAGCCAGGGCAGAACTGTGTTTTCTTTTTACTTCGGCAATGGTCCAAATTTGTGTGCCAATTTTTACTTGCTTAGGGGTCACCGTTCACCAATTCCTGCTGTTCGCCAGCCTAGTTCCACCATACGCGCGGAAGTTTGTATTGCCATAGTCGCTTCGCTTAGGTGCTTCAATTTCGTCTTTATGTAGTCCACGCGCACCTTCTGCAATTCAGCCGCTGTGCGGGCTTCCTGCGCCCGTAAACCAGCAATTGCTTCGCGGTCCTTGACTGTTCCCTGGGACGCCAGAAACGCTTCGTATTCGACTTTATTGGCTTCCTGGTCTAAACGAACATAGTCCTGCTGTGCCTGTTCCAGCAAAGCAACACCCTTTTCAGACTGGCTTCGAATGTCTGCCAAAGCCGTGATTACGTCCTGCGGGGTCACAATTTCATTAGTCAAGGTCATTTTGTTCAATTTCCTGTTGCGTCTGTATAAGTCGTAAATGGATCCTTCGCAGGTCTTCTTCTAACCCACGGGTTTCCCAGCCAGCCTGGGTGAAAAAGTCCAAAACCTGCGCCACCTGGTCAAACGCTTCAACAAGAATTCTGCGACGTCTAACCAGGGGGTGCAAGGCTTCAGGCATTAGGGCAGCGTCTTTGCTTTGGCTTCAATTTTCTTCAGCACCAGATCACCAGCACCCGCCTTTTGTGCTTCGTTGTAAAGTTTGCGGGCAGCAACCTTGGTGTCCAGGTCATTCACTTTGTCTTCCCAGTCACCTGCGTTACGCAAAGGGTTGTCTGCTGGGGCTTGACGGTTGCGAACTTCTTCAGCACTGGCAATGCCCTGCTTAGTGTCCACAGCCAGGGCAGCGACCATTGCACGACCCCAGGCAGCAGTTTCTGCGTTCTGAACTTCGCTGTCGCGCGTAAACGGTGTCTTGCCAGGGATAGGTTCCCAGGCAGTGCCAATGCCAGGGTGCAGGTCGTCTGGTCCGCGCAATGCTGCCGCGGTGTAAACAACAAAGTCTTTGCCGCCAATGTTGACGAATTCCAACTTCACTTGCTGCAACGAACCCTGCGGGTATTTTGCACGGAATTCAACAATTCTTTGTGCAACGTCAATGTAGTCCAATGGTCCTTTGTATTCAGCCATTTGGTGTTCCCTTCTTTGCTAATAGTTTCATACTTGCTACGGGAACTTTGTAAACGGGTTCCCAGTCCGTGGATCTTGGACCGCCGCGCTGCCCGCCCATTTGTGGGAAAGCAGTGCTAACGTCCATAACGTCAATATAGCGAATTTGGTCCAGGAAATTGACCATATACAGGGCTTTATATTGCGTGTTTGGTCGTTCCCGCAGAACAGCCTGGTATTCGTCCCGAAGCGCAATGTATTTGCGTAAGTTCATAATCACAGTAGGACTGTCGTCTGCGGTGCGGTTGTAGGTCTTCAGTTCAATACACCCAACCCACTGGTCGCCCAGTCGAACGTCCCAGTCAATTGGGTTGTAGTGTTCGCGTTCCCAAATTTCGACACCCCAAACTTCCTGGATAAACGCCTTCACTTGCTGTTCGTTTTCCAGTGTTTCCTGGGTGGCGTATTTCGTGACCTGGTGCATTTTTTACTTGCGCTTATTTACCAAGTAAGGGGTTCCACCATTTCGCGCCTGGCGGGTAACAACCACTTCACCATTGAACAAGCCGTTCTTCGCTTTGCCCATTACAGCCAAGACCTTAGCCTTAGCCAAATTAGCCTGTTCAATTGCCTGCGCTTCGTCAGCAATAACTTTGGCGTATTCAACAAACAGATCACCAAGTTCTTCCTTGCCGTCTGGGTCAATGTCTGGGTGTTGTTCGCGCACAGTCTGCAAAGTGCTGGTGAACGGTGCAGAAAAGTCTGGCACAGTGCCTGCGTCAACAAACGCCTTCACTTCCGTAACTGCTGCCAAGTTTGCTTCTGCTTCAAATTCGTTGTAGTCAATTTGGAACTGGCGCATTTTCGAACCAGCAAACAAAACAACAACGTAAGCCCGCGCGAAACCAAAGGTCTGCAAATACCAAAGAACCTGGGCGCGATAGTGTGCAGGAATTTCGCCAGTCTTTTCGTTCCAGCCGTCTTCATAACGTGCAGTTTTGACTTCAATAATTCCATAACCGCGAACGTCCTGGTCTTCACCCAGGGCAGGGTCTTCATTGCTAAATTCGTAAATTGCGTCAGGGTTTGCTTGCTGCCAAGGACGGTCCTGGTGGCACCAAGTTCCAACTTCGCGGTGCAAAATAAATTCTGGGTGGTCCTTAGCCCACACGTCCAGAATTACGCTTTCAAGTGTCGTTCCCCAAAACATTGCTTCGCTTGGTTCCAGGTTGTCTTCGATAAGACCAACACGTTTAGCAGCCCACGTGTAAGGCGACTGCCAAGGTGAAAGACCAGCAAGAACACCTGCGTCACTTCCACCAATTCCCTTAGCGCGTTGTTCGTGCCATTCAGGGCTTTGGTTTTCGAACTTGCCAACAAGGTGTGCCGTGCCAAGAATTTCTGGCAATTGTGATACGTTATTTACAGCCATTGGGTTCCTTCCCTTCGCCTGGTGGTCGCATTACGGGTAGCCAATTTGGTTGCCCGTTTTGCGTTTCCAGGATCTTTATTTGTGTAATACTTACCTTAGTCGGACCTTCCGACATTCCAAACGTAAGGGAAGAACGTGTTTGAAACATTTGCAATAAACCCAGACTTGAAAGCACTTTACGACGCCCAGGACGCCGCCCCAGAAATAGTTCCCTGCACGAACGACCCAGACCTTTATTTTCCAGAAGGACCCCAGCAAGACTGGGAAAAGGAAATGATCAAGGCAGCCTGCAACAGTTGCCCAATACTAAAGCAGTGCGCCGCCTACGGTGAGAAATACGCCACAGCAGGCGTCTGGGGTGGCAAACGCTACGTTGAACGCCCTGGCAGCAAAGGCTAAGACAATAAGAAAAACCACCCGCCCGCAAAGGTAGGTGGTTTTCTTTTTATGGCGGCTAGGCAGCGGTCACAACCTATTGCCCGCCAAACTATCGGCTAAACGGTGAATAGCGCGGTCCACAGCCTTCTTAGCCCCGTCCTTGGAAATGCCACGCAATTCCCCAACTTCTTCCAGGCTAAGTCCGTCCTGGAAACGCCAAATAAGCACCTGGCGCACTTCAGGGTTCAAACCCCAGAACGCCTGCCTAATGTCTGTAATGATCGTCAAAGCCAGGTTGCTTTCGTTAGGCACCTGGACAGGTTGACCAGTGCCAGGGTTGACGTTCACGCTGGTAACAGGCGTGTCTTCGAAAATGAAAGGCAACGCGCGACGCAACAATTCAGGCGTATAAAATTCGTCATACAACGGACGCCCAACACTAGCCGCCTGTTCCTTTGCACAAAACTTGGCTGCTTCCCGACGAAGCGAAACATACAGTTTGCCGTTGTCCCCAGGTTCGTTGCGCCAACGTTCCAGGGTGCGCCAATTTTCCACCAGCCACAAAAACAGGTGCTGTTGTAGATCGTCAATTTCTACTGCTGTCCACTTCGAACCAATACGCCAGGCAACCTTTTCAGCCAGTTTCAGTTCGTGTTCTGTTACTTGCTGCTTCATACCGCCCGCATACTTGTTGAAGCCAAAGAAGTTGCGCCACGCTGCCAAGACCCGCAAGCCTTGCACTGGTAACGCTGGTAAGCAGCCGAAGCAGTCATTGCATAACCGCGACGCATAAGTTCCTTAGAACCACAGTTGCGGCAACCGTCTGCTTCCAGGTTGTGCATTGCATAGTTTGGTCCGTTCTTGATCCAGGGCTTTAGAATTTCATAAAGGTCCACCAGCAAATTTACATCTTGAATTTGGTATTCCTTCATTTCTTTCCAGGCGGCGCGGTTGCCCGCCATACAGTCCAGCCACAGTTGGAAGCCGCTGTGCTTCACCTTGGCACCAACGCCAAGTTTCTGGGCAACATAGTCCAGTTTATTTGAAGGCATACGGAATTGCGCCTTGACCACTTGCATAAGGTCCAAGTCTTTCCAGGGCGAAGGTGGCAGGTAGCCGTTTTCTAAGAATTCACGCCTAATGTGCTTGCTGTCGAAGTCGCGCGAATTCCAGCCAATAACAACGTCCGCTTCGTGCATTAGATCGTGCAGTGTGTCTAGCATTTCTTTTTTGCCGTGGTGGTGAACCGACTTGAACACGACCTTCTTGCCGCCGTGCCAACGCGCACCGAAACAAATAACTTCGGTGGTCGAAACCAATTTGTCTATGGAAATGTTTTGGTTCCATAAACCCCAGACGTGTGCCAGGTTAGGACTGGTTTCCAGGTCCAAGAAAAGTATTTTCATAGTTCAAGGGTAGCCAGGTTGCCCTGGTCGCTGTGTTTAGGCGCGTTGGGCGTGTCGAAAAGGGAAAACCCCCAAACCCGTGAAGGTCTGGGGGCTTCTTCCCCACGATAGGGGGGCGGGGAAGTCTATGCAGCAGTTCCTTGGAACCACGCTGGTAGATAGCCAGTTTCTGCAACTTCGGTAACAATTTCCTTGCACTGGGCGCACCAGCACTGGAACACTGGCTTGTTAGAAGTTGAAGCCCAGCAAGTTGTTGAAAAAACCACTGGGTATTCTTCAAAAAGTTCAAGTTTTGCTTCTGCACGGCTAATAGCCTTGGTTAGTTGTGCAGTAATTTTTGCTTGGTTCTTAGCGGTGTTGTTGTTCATTTTTTCCCTATTCTTTCAGCCAGCCTTCCCGCTGGATAAAACCAGTATGGCACACGATCCGACCAGGGTGCAAACTTTTGCAACATTTTTGGTAACAACTTGGTAACGCCCCAGAAAGCAGAAAAACCCCCACCCGTAAGGGCAGGGGTTCTTCCAGGTGGGTTATTCCGCTTTACGAAAAGCGTCGTCCACTTCGTTCTTAGTCAGTTTGCCGTCTTCATAATAGGCTTTACCTATTGACGCCCAAACCGTCATTGCAGCAGACAGGGCTGCAACAACTGCCGCCTTCCAAGCGTCTATTGCAAGCAGGCTTCCCGCTGCCATAATCGCCGCAACTTCCGTTGCAACTAGCGCAAGGGTCCTTTTGATCGCTTCCCAGACAATTTTCATTCTTCGGTTCCTGTTCTGCGGTCATTTTCTCACTTCAACTTTATTGTGTCGCCAGGTTTCAAAGCCTTGTTGCCGTTCAACTTCTGCAACGCCTTGAAGTCCAAACCGTTCTTATCAGCAATAGACCAATAACTGTCCCCCGCCTTCACTTTGTAAGTGGTCACAGCAGGCTTAGGTTTTGCCACAGCAGGCTTTGCAGGTGCGGGTGGTGCAACTGGTGGTGCGGGTGGTGCTGGTGGCGTCACAGGGGCTTCTGTGGCTTCTTCATTCCCAGCCACAGTTTCCCAGGCAGGGTGTGCCACGTAAGTAATGTAACGGTAAGGACGGGTTTTGTAATAAACACCGTCACCATTCGCCTGGTCGCCAGTTCCGTCAGGGTTCACTGTGTTGCCACCAATGCAATAAAGCAGTTTTGCTTTCTTGTCGTTGCGTAGCACGATCTCTACGTGGTCCGCAGCAGTCTTGCTGCCGTGGAAGTTCATAAACACAATGTCGCCAGGCTGGGCATTAGCAACCTTCACCAGACGCTTGTTTTTCTTGAACCACGCAACGCCAGCAGTGCAAGAAATGAAACCCTTCTTCGACTGCGCGGCAACCAACTTGCCCAAACCGTTTATGTCGTAGCAGTAACTAACAAATTCAGCGCACCAAGGAATGTTGTTTATTCCGTAATGCTTGCCAAAAATGTTGGCGTTGTTTTTGCCTTCTTTGTAAGCAGCGTCCGCATAGTGGCGGGCTGTCTTTAGGACTGCGGCTACGGTAGGCATTACTTCACCCGAACAGTTTCACCAACGACAAGTGCCTTGCCGCCGTTTAGTTCCATAAGTTCCACAGCAGTTGCGTAGCCCTTACCAAACTTGACGCCCAGGCTTGCCCAGGTGTCGCCTTCCTGTGCAACATAAGTGCCAGGTGTAGCCTTAGCAGCAGGGGCTTCTTCAATAACAACTTCTTCAGTCATTACTTCAGGCTTGTTTTTGCTCATAGTTATTGTCCTAACGCGTTAGCAATTGCTGCACCCAGGCTGCCAGACGCCATAGCGACGCCTAGCAAAACCCAACGAAATTGTTCTAGGGTGCGAATTCGTTTTTCGTGATCCAGAACGTTGCGTTCTGTCCAGGTTATGTGGTTTGGCAGCCGTTCATTCAGAATGGTTACCTGGCGGGTTAGTTCCAGAATTTGTTCTTCCATTTCCCGCCCCTTTATTCAGCAGGTGCAGGTGCAGGTTCTTCTGCTGCAATTGCTGCTTCTAATTCTGGGGCTGGTTCTGCTGCAATAATTTCTGGAATGACCACTGGCTGTTCTTTTGGACGTGGAATTGTTGGTTCCGAAGGGCTGTTCCCTGGAAGTGGTGCCGTTGGATCAGTAATTGCTGTAATCCACGCCTTAGCCCAATTTGAAGCGTCGGTTTTATTAGCCCAAGGGGTTGTGTCTGGATAATCAGGTTGAAACACCACTGGCACGTCGTTACCTTCGGCATAAATAAGAACTGCGTTGTTTTCGTCAATTTCGTAACGGAATTTCATTTGGCTTTCCTTAGATCAGGCTGTCGAGTGCTGCGGTTGTGCGACCAGCAGGGATAGTGCTGCTGTTGTTTGGTAAATAGTGGAAGAAGTTGGTGCTTGTAGTTAGGTAACCAGCATAGTTGGTATTACTTGCCCAGGTTCGTGAATACCAAGTGACCAGATCCGTTGAAAACCAACTTGAACTTGAAGAAGTCGGTTGGTTTTGGACAATTCCATAACAGAACAACCCGTTAGTGTAAAGAATTGGTGCTGTTGAAGAAAACGGCGTTGCTTTCGAAGTCCAGTTTATGCCGTTGGTCGAAGTGTAATACGTTGAACTGCTAATGTTACTGACTACAAACGTGCCGTTTGCGTAGGTAATTACTGGGTTGCCGCTAACTGTCGTTGGGAACGTGCGGGCAGTCCAGGTGCTTAGATCAGTTGAAGTGTAATAAGTCGCGTCACCAGAACGCAAAGCAATAGCGATACCACCACCGCTACCAGTCCAGAACGGGTTGCTGTTAGTTCCTGCAACAATAGTTGCCGCGGTCCAAGTTACCCCGTCAGTTGAAATGTTGGCAGATCCGTCTGGACCAGTGACGATCCAGCGCGGTGTGGTTAGGCTGCCCGCATAGTGTGGGTTTCCCTGCCAAAGCCTGCTGGTAGTTAGGGTTCTGCTTGTCCAGGTTGCACCAGTTGGCGACGTGGTTACTGAAGCAGAAGCAGACCCCCAGGGTGCTGCCACAAACAAGTTGTTTCCCCAACCAATGTTTCCAAGGTAACTAACTGACGTAGCGGTGTTGTTCCAGGTGCTTCCAGTGTCTGTCGATACGTAAACGAACGGTCCAGAAGTGTAGTTGACTGCAACAATTGTTGAACCACTTGACGCAACTGAATATGGGCTAATCATTGACGTGCTTGGAAAGTTAGAACCAAAAGCCGCCCAGTTGTTAGCGGTCAAAGTTGCCGAAGTTGCAGCAGTCCATTTGCGAACGATAACTGCACCAACGAAGTTCACAATGTAAAGACCGTCAAAAGCCGCAGTGGTTGTGAAGTTGTAGTTGTTTAGACCTACCGAACCAGTGGAACCAGCAGTCATATAAGAAACTACGTTTTCGGCTAGTAGGCTGGGGACTGTTCCAACGTAACCGTAAATTTTTACGTTGGTGGTTGTTGAACCACGGAATTCGATAACGTAAGAACCTGCTGGAAGTCCACCAGTTACGGCAAACTTACCATTGCCGCTGGCTGGGACTTGAAAAGCGGCAACAATGTTGCTGCCCAGATCACCAGTTGCTGCGTTTGTTGCGCCACCAATAGTTGAAATAGCCATTTTTAGTAAACTTCCTGTCCGAAAGCCATAAAGGTAATAGCGTTAGCCGTTCCTGTTTGAACAGTCAAAACGTCCGAAGCACCCAAAGTAATGCCTAGGGTCAAAGCGATAACTGCGTTAGCAGCAAGACTGACGTCGTAAACCAGTGCGTTCGACAAAGAAGCCGTAGCACCAGAAACACGGACATAAATACGTGCAGTGGCAGCGGCGGCAGTGTCGTTAGTCAAAGTCAAACTTGAAACAACTGCTTGACGACCAGAAGGGACCGTGTAGAGATCCACGTTTGTTGTGCCAGCAGGGGCAGCCTGCCCAAGCACCTTGTAAATTGTTGGCATTTGTTATTTTCTCGCTTTCTTTGTTTTACGCGCCCATTAGAAGGAACTGGCTGGGTGCGTCTGGTGCTAAGGAAGTCCACGTGCTACCAGTCCAGTATTCGTGGAAGCCCAAAGTCGTGTTGTAACCAATGGTTGCATTAGCGACAGGGTTAGAAGGACGGGTTACGGTTGTCCAAATTCCAACGCGTTGACCCATAAATTTGCGTAGATCAGTGACCATACCAGCAGTAATGCTAGTGGTGTTGTTAGGAATAGTGACGTAAGCCAAAAGCAGTTGGTAAATACCGCTAGTAGTCTGGGTCAATGCTGGTGCAACAGGGCTAGACGGGACTGCCGTGCCTGGCACAGCCTTCAAAGTCACGCCGTTAGTGGTCAAGTCAAGTTCCAAAACAATTGCGTCAATTCGGGTATTTGCGCCCGCAGTGGTTAGTGCAACAGTTGCCTGGGCAGTGTTCTGGTAGTAGTGACCGCGAACAAACGCTTCACCCGCAGCCACACGGACCTGCAAACCGCTGTTATCGCCAGAAACCAACAGGTTGCTGTCGCCTGGCACACCCTTCACACCATAGTCTTGAAAGTTAGACGCCCACTGTCCAAACTGGGTTTCGCTAACGTCAACGTTTTCAAACGGAAAACTAACTTCTGCCATTTTCTTCTTTCCTTAGTTGCTGTTTATCCAAAGCCCAGTTGCGGCTTGATACTTCAAAAACTGCCCGTCAGTCGGTGCAGTGATCTTGACGTTGTGAATTTCGTCCAATTCAAAACCATTCTGCACCTTGACGAAAACAGAACCATTGACTGCGTGGCTGCGTTCAACAAACCCAATAAGGACCAGGTGGTTAGGGGCAGAAGGTTTAGTGGTTCCCCAGCCGCCAGCGGTTGTAGGCGATAACCACAAAGCCGCGCCTTCGGTCAAACCGCTAGTGTTCAAAGTCCCCAGGGAACCTTCAGTGATAACGTAGCCGCTTTGGTTATTTGGAATGTCTGCTTCAACAATGCCAAACGTTTTTGAACTGGTGCTTTCCGCGTCAGCCTTAGCCAAAGCAACGGTTACACGGTTGCCCTGTGCGCCCGAAATGTAAACAGCCTGCCCCTTAGTCAAGGTTGCGCCAGTGCGGTTATTCACCAACTGCTTTACCGTGGTTGCTACCAGGGCTGGTTCGTTGCGTTCCAGGTTGCTAATTCGTTCGTTCTGTGCCTGCTGGTTAGCAATTAGTTTGCTTTCAACGTCAATGCCTGTGCTGCTGCCAACAGTGGCACCAACACGAACACCGTCAGCCGCAACCACAATACCGACTTCGGTAACAACTGCGCTGCTTTCAATGTCGTCAATAACAACAGCAACCTTGTCGCCCAGGTTCCAGTCAACACCGAAACGCATAGTCTGGTCGTCAGAAGGTGAAACAGAACTGGAAACAATGGTTTTGCCTTCAGTTAGCAAAAGTTCTTCGCCAGCCTGGGCTAATGCTGTAACGTCGTTAGTTCCGCGCTTATCAGTAAAAACTTCAATGCGACGGTTCCATTCCGCAGCGGCTTCAATAGATCCAGGGTTAGTGTGAAGGACCAGCAAACGGTCTGCACCTTCGCCGCCACCAGCAACAATGGTGTGGGTGGCACGTGGGCGACTGTAAGCGTATTCCGTTTTAGTCAGAAGCCCGTTGTAAATGTCCAGACGAATAAGGTCAGAACGGTCAACAGGTTCGAACACCTGGAATTCTAGGTTGTTGCCAACTTGTTCAATGGTGAAGCCCAGGTTCGACAGGCTAGCCAAACCAGCCAATAGTTCTTGCAGGCTTTGGAAACGACCCTGTCCAGTAACAGTGCTGCCGCGAGAAAGCGAAGCCTGGACGGTCAAGTTAGCGACCTTGCGCGAACCTGGGGCAGAAGGACCAACGTTTGCGTCCACGTAAGCCTTCAGGACGTCTTCAGCAGCACCAGTTCTAACGTCGTAGTCGTCAATTTGCTGGGTAATGTCTTCAGTTGCTGGTGTTGGGTAAGCCAAGCGTTCCTTCAAAAGAACACTGTCGTCCAAACCGCTAATTTCAAGCGTTCCAGTCAAGTCGGTTGTGCTTTGCACAGTCACCACAGAAGTAGTTGGACCCGAAAGCAAAGTTCCCTGGTCAGTGCTAACGATCAGACCCGCACCTGGCATACGCAATTCGTTAGCCATAAAGTGACCAACAGGCAGGCTAATTTTCCAAGTGCCAACGTCATTGAAACGCAAAACTGCTTCGAACCCAATAAGGTCTTCTGGCAGCAATTGACCAAGACGGTTCAAAGACGCGTCGCGGACTTCAACAGTCAGGTCGGTTATTTTCATTAGTGAATTACTTCGTAACGTGGTGAGTAATAACAGGTAACTGCCGTGTCTGGGGTGCTGTCCACACCAATAACGGTAATGGTTGAAATTCCAGGCTTCAGGCTAAACAACTTAGGTGCTGCGCTTAGTTTCGAATAAGCGTTGTTTCCTGCGTCGTCAAAAACTTTACCAGTAGCAGTGTCCACGGTGTATGCGACACCCGCAGGCACTGGATCAGTGAAACCAAACGAATAGGTTCCGTCACTAATCAAAAGCCCAGTAACAGGTCCACGAACAACCCAACGCGGTTGAATAGGGACGTCACCCTGGTTGTTTACAGTGACCACACCAAGGGTTTGGCTGCTGGACACCTTCAACTTAGTTAGTTGCGGCAAAAGACCGCGCCCAGTGCTGCCAGAACCAATGTTGAAAGAATTTTCGACCAGGGTCTGCCAGTAAGGTTGCGGTGCCTGCATTTGGATAACCCAGTTGCAGAACATACCGTTCGCAGTGCTGCCAAACTGTGTTTCAGCCCCGCCAACATAGTGCGCTTCAAGAAACAGGCTGTCGCCGTTGCTGTAATTAGCCACAACCTTGGTAGGTCCGTTGGTGGTTTGCAGAAGTCGTGCCAGGCGGCGAAGTTTAGTTTCAACGTCGCCACGGTCAGTTCCAAGGACAGTCAAAGGAAGGTCCAGGTCGCGCACACCGCGTTTGGTGTGTCGCCAGGTTCCACCGTCACCCGCGCTGTCGTCAATTCGCACAGCGGTAGTAGGAATACCAAAGCCAGTAACGCCAGTGGTCAGGACGAAGTCGCCAGCGTCAGCCAGTTCAATGGTGTCGCCGTTAGATCCAACTAGGGAAATGGTTACGTTTACCACGCTGCTACCACCTTTGCGCGTCTAATTGCCTGGAATAGTGCTTGTTCTGCGTCAATTGACTGGTTTGGTGCTGCGTTGTAAACAATTGTTGGACTGTTAGAACCAGCAACCATTGCCTGGAAGTCCTTTAGTGGGGTCACCACTTCTGGACCTGCTTCACCAATTAGCCCCAATGTCGGTTTGGTAACAAAGCCACCGTTAGCAAAGGCTGGGATAACAATACCGTTCAATTGCTTGTTGGCAGAAGAAACCGCAGTTTTAGCCGTGTTCAACTTAGCCAAAGCGTTCTTTGCAGCCGTCGAATTCTTTCCAGACTTCTTCACAGCGGCGTCGTAAGCAGCCTGGGCAGTCTTTGCAGCAACCTTAGCGTCTGCAACCTTCTGTTCTGCGGCAGCCTGGGCAGCACCTGCACTAATAATAGCAGCAATGCGGCTTGCGAATTCGTCAGCAACACGCGCCATAACAGCACTAAGGGTTGCTTCCTGCGAAACAAGACCGTCCACAACAGACTGGGCAAAAGCAATACCCTGGTCGAACAACACGCCACCCACCTGGGTAGCCAAAGCGACAGCCTGGGCGTTTGCTTCATTAGCCAGAACATTCAGTGCGTCAACCGCACCCTGCCCGCCTTCAATAATTGACTTAGCAAAGTCAACCGCGCCTGCTTCAACAATTTGACGGTAAAGGTCTTTATTCAGACCCATTTGCTGCAACTTGGCAGAAACAACCGCTAGTTCTTTAGCCTTAGCAACACGATCCTGCAATTGCTTGATAGCGTCAGCCGCAGTGGTCTTTTCGTCAATTGTGTAGCCTGCGCCAAACTTTTCAGAAATAGACTTTAGGAAGTCAGCCTTTTCCTGCAAACGGTCAGCCAGGTCGTCCTGGGCTTTTTCCAGTTTCGCAACAATAGCGTCGTGTTCCTTAGCCAAACCTTGCAGTTGGGTGCTGTAAACCTTTATTAGCGAATTGGCAGCATTTGCGCTTTTCTTCGAAATGTCTTTGTTCCAAAGTGCGTCGTCAACCCAGGAAGCGACCTTTTCCATAGTCGCCTTCACGCCTGCTTCGTCAGAAGTCAAGCCTTCAATAAGACCTTCAAGAATGTTCTTACCGAATTCGCGGAAGACCTTAGAAGGGGACTTGATACCCAGGGCAGCCTTGAAAGGTGCCACGATCCAGCCAGGCAACATATCTAGGAAGAACTTGCCAACGTTTTTCAGCAGGCTACCTGCGCCGTTGATTAGACCCTGGACAATGTTCTTACCAAAGTTGAAAAGCATATTGGCGAAGCCGCTAATGGCTTTCAAAATTTTGCCAGGCAATTCAGTAAAGAATTTGACTATGTTCGTTATGCCAGTGCTAACAAAAGAAACAATGTTGTTCCAGATAGTGCTAAAGAAGGAAACAATGTTGTTCCAGACCTGCACAAAGAACTGCCCAATTTTCTGCCAGTTCTGTCCGATCCAGGCAACAAATTTGATAATAAGCCCGTAAATAGACCAGTCCATAAAGATACGGACAATGAAGTTCAAAGCGTCTTGGAAGAACTTACTAATGTTTTTCCAGGCTTCACCAAACCACTTGACTACGTTGTTCCAGGCTTCGGTCACCCACTTGGTCATTGCTGTCCAAGCGTCCTGGAAGAAAGTGGTCTTGGTTGCAAGTAGCACGATACCTGCGACCAGGGCAGCGACGCCCAGCACGATCCAGGTTAGTGGGTTAGCCAACAAAGCAGCCGTGAAAAGCCAAATACTGCTGGTGCTAATAGCCGTGGCGATAGCCTGGGCGTTTAGTGCAATGCTAAGAAGTGTGACTGTGCCAGCAAAAGCACCAATAACAGGACCGTAGTCCTTGAAGAAGTTGGTCAGGTTAGTGAACGCTGGAACCAGGACGTCATTAGCGAAGTGCGCCAAGTCAGTCATAACAGGAAGCAGACCTTGACCAATGTTGGTCTTTAGGTTTTCCATTTGTGCGTCCAGGATACGCTGCTGGTTAGCCAAGCCGTCGCTGGTGCGGGCAAAGTCGCCCTGCTGCACACTGGTCTGGTCCATAATTACGCCATAAGAAGCCAGGACCTTCATTTGCGGGGTCAGGGCTTCCTTGGTGGTCTTGGTCAAACCAAGTTCCACAGCCTTCTGGCGAAGGGTGAAGTCGTCAAGCAAAACACCAAAGCGGCGAAGTGGTTCTGCTTCACCACGAAGACCAGCACCAAGCGCAAGAATTGCTTCTTCTGGGGTGCTGTTATTGAAACTGGCAAGGTCAGCAGCCAGGGTGGTCAACTTGGTAGAAAAGTCAACGTTCGCCTGTCCAGCCAAACCAGCAGACTTACCAAAAATACCAAAGGTTTTGGCAGCGTCTGTGGCAGCAATTGAAGACAAACCAATGTTCACTGCACCACTAGCAAACTTGCTAATTTCGGTAGAAGCGTCACCAAAAATTTGAATAGTTGCAGTGCCTGCTTCGTTCAAAGACGAAGCGTTAGTGATCGCGTCACCCAGGAAGTTCTTGACGTTTACCAGGGCGAAAGTGGCAGCCATACCAGCAACCATAGGACCAATGTAGGACTTTAGTTTGCTGCCAAAGCCTGTTGCCAAGCCGCCAGCCATTTGACCACCAGCAGCGTCACCTGCTGCGGCAACCTGTCCACCCAATTGGGTTTTTAGGTAGTTTTCAACTGCAACAGTGCCTGGAACAATGTTTACGAACGCCGTCGCTAATGCACTACTTGCCATTTTTGTCCTTCGGGTTCATTTGGGCTAGACGAAGCAAAACTTCCGAATTGCTTTGTCGTTTTTTGCCACCAATTTTTTGGGTGTTTTCTTCCAGCCAAGGCGTTGGATACGGCTTTGGTTTGCTTTTGCTATTCACAGCAGCAAGCAAGTCGTAAACGTGGGTTAGCACGATCCATTCGCGGTTTACTGGGTGCTTCCAGTCATTCACAACGGCTTGCAGCCAACTGTTCGTGTCTATTAGCAGCATTGCAATTAGAAGGGCTGCTTCCCGAAGGCTAACAGTGTCCCCAATTGCTTCAATACTTAGTTGGAACTTTGTCCTAAAGTCGTAGGCAAGTTCCGCGGGGTGGTCCTGGACATAAGCCAGAACCTTTAGGCTTCCCCCACGCCTGCCCCCTGGGTCCACGCTTCAAGGAACTGCTGGAATTCAGCCTGGTCCATAGCGTCAACGGCAGCAAGTTCTGCGCTGTCTTCACCCATTACAGTTTCCAGGATAATAAAAGCGGTGTCGCCTTCGTCCTTGCCCTTACGTGCCTTGCGAATAACGCCAATAGGCAGCGCGGTGAACGCTGGAATGGTGAAGTCCTTGCCCTGGTGGGTGAAGGTAAAAGTCTTCTTTAGGTGGTCCTGTGGTGCAGTCATAATGCGGTTCCTAACGGTCTTAGCAGTCTAGCCTTGACGACTTTTGTTTTACGTCAAGGTTAGCGGTCTTAGGTGGTGAAACCTGGCAGGGCAAGTGACCGCTTTACTCACCCTGCCAGGGGCTTTAGGGCGTCTTACTAAGGAAGAACGCTTTCAAATTCGCTAAACATTACGTCAGCAACGCGTCCGTCCTTAGCGTAAGCAGTTACGGTAATGCCGTAAGCAATTGCTTCGCCGTTCTGGATCTGCTGCGCTTCAACGCTTAGGATCTCGCCAGTTGGAACGTAGTGGCGAATAGCCTTTGCACCGTCAACAACGTCAATGACGAACGACTTGCGTCCACCAGTGTTGGTTGGGTTTAGGGCAATTTTGCCACCGACCATAGTGCCACCAAAGTAGGCTTCCAAAACTTCCTGTGAAGTTTCCAAAAGCATAAACGAATAAGTAACAGTTCCTTCGGTTACTACTTCGCGCACTAGGTCAGCGTTCTGCCAAGCACGAATTTGGTTTGTTGACTTGTCGGTTGTGAAGGTAACGCCGTCAGCAGACACGTAGCCAAGTTCCTTGAACCCAGCGTTTAGTGAAGCAGTTGACGAAGTTGGTGCAGTTGTGGTGGTTGCACCGACATAAACCTTGCCAGTGATACCAACAACAACTTTATCGGCAGATAGTGCCATAGTTGTTTTTCCTTTCGAAAGGGTGGTTGCCCATTAGGGCGGTTTTCTGCGGTGCAGAAACTTATGCGTTTAGATCTGTGCCTTTTACGGACAGACCAATGTCCAGGTAACGCTTTTCCTGGGTGCCGTCTTCAGACACACGCACAGGTCCAAGTCGGACTTCTGCGCGTTTTATTTCGTCACCAGTGCAGCCCCGAATTAGGGCTTCTACTAGCAGCGAAAGACTGTTTGCGGTGCCATAGTCGTTTGCATAAACTTCCAGGGTCACGCTTGCGGTTTTTAGGACATAGTCACGTTCCGCGTTGTAAGCCGCTGTAACGACCACTTCCTTGGCGGGCTGGGCTTCGTCTGGTTGTGCCTTTTTAGTGGCTACACGGACGTTCTGCGCCGTTACAGACCCATTTGCGACCAGGGCAGCCTTCAAGTATGCGACCAGGGTCTTTTCAATGTCTGGAAAAATTACTGCCATTGCTAACCCCGTCTAGTAAACCTATAAAGTGCAGCCCGCAGGTGGGCTACGCCGTCACGCTTCATAGTGTGAAAGTGTGCGGCTAAGAATGTTTTCGTGTCTGCATTGCTAACAACGTTTACGCGGGGACGTTTGCCGCCGCGACCTTCCCACTGGACACTAAACCCAGCGTCAGCATAACCAGAAATACGCCCACCACTGCCTTCTTCAGCACGATCAGCAGTTGCCTGGGCTTCCGCAGCAACACTAGAAGCAACGCCAACAAGTTGTGCGCGAATTGCTGGGTTACTTCTTAGGAAGTCCGCAATTCCTTCTTCGTGAACGGTTACGCGGACATTAGCCATTGCGTTTTCTCACGTTCACTACAACGCCAGCGTCTAAACCAAGCGGGTTTTCAGTTCCCCAGTCGTGCGCTTCGCCGTCCTTGACCCATTCAGTGTTCCGCACAACAAACCTGTCGCCTTCCATAACCTGGGTGCCATTAGGCAAGTAAAGGGTTATTGTCGCGTCTATCGGGTCGCGGTTTGGATCTACTGGTTCTGAAGTTGAACCGAAACCAATAAGCACGTTCTTCACAGTTACGGTGGTCACCGTGTGGGTTTTGTTGCCGTATTCGTCCACGCCGTTAGCAGCGCGTCGTTTGATTAGAACAGTTTCGTTTCCGCGGAAAAAGGACACAGTGTTTAGTCTTCCAGGTCGTCGCTACCGAAAGTTTGAAAACCTTCGTTGTAGCCGTTGCCACTAAGCCAAATGTAGTCGCCGCCATTCGTGGCGTTTGGTGCAAGGTCAATTTCGAAAGCCTTGCCTGTTTGCTTAGGGGCTAACAAATTCTTTTCTTCGTCAGACAGCCAAATGTCGCTGCCAGCGGTGCCAAAGTTTCTGGCTTGACCGTAAGGACCTGTTTGCTGCTGCCAGTAGGTCAAGTTATCTGGGTTGCGTAGAACACGCGACACCATACGAACTACGGCAATAGTCACGTTACGAACTGGCAAAGTGCCTGCCGTAATGCGGTCCTGGATCTTTGGGAATTCGGAAAGAATGACGGCTTCGGCGTCAGCGATAAGTTCGCTAACCATTTCTTCGTCTGTTGGGACGTTGCTGCCAGCCCAGCGGCTGGTTACGTCAGTGAAAGTTGCCCAGGTCATTGTCTGCCTTCCAAATAAAACTTAGGTGTGCCAGGGGGCAGCCGAAGCCGCCCCCCAGCGGTGTCCTAGGGGGACTATGCGCCTAGATACTTTACAACGCCAGGTGCTTGAACAACCTTGGTGCCGTAAACGTTTAGACCACGAACAATGTCCGCAAAGCGGTCAGTTGCGCGAAGGCTTTCAACCTTGTCGATCTGTGAAACGAAAGCCACAGTTGCGCCGTGGTAACCAACTGCCACAGGCTTGGTTGCTTCAGCGAATAGTGGGGTTTCTAGGATAGTCATACCGTAAACGCGTCCGACCATACCGTTGCGAAGTTCTTCTGCGCCTAGACCAGAAACGCTGGTGCCTAGACCAGCAACAATAAGGTCTGCGAAAGCAGGGTTTACAGCAACGAAGCGGTCCGCAGCAGGGACCTTGTTCTTGGTCAACTGGGTGCGGATAGCGCGAAGGGCAGCAAGTGCCTTGTCGCCGCTGTCGATTACAACAGCACCTGCGCCAGTGTTTAGGTTGTTTCCTGCGCCAGAGATCATTCCTGCAAGAACAGCCTTTTCTGCGTCTTCGCCTAGGGCGCGACCAGCAGAAGCAACCCAAGCGTCGAAGGTTCCAGCAGCCTGGACTGCGTCAACGTCGTCAACGTAAACAGAAAATGCCTTTTCCTGGTCGATAAGAAGCGCAACAGTGGTGTCGTTTAGTGCTTCTGCCGAAACAGTGCGTCCAGCAAGTTTGTAGTCAACAATAGTTGGGGTGGTAGCACCGATAATGTTGACGGTGTTGCCCTTACGTGCGTCGCCGCTGTAAGTGGTGGTTAGGGTCGGGATAACGACCTGGTCCTTGGTGAAGGCAGTGGTAACGCCAGCCGCCCACACTTCTGGAATAAAGTTGTCGATTGCCATTTAGGTAACGACCTTTCTTTTCAGTAGTTTTTTAGTGGATACCCAAAATGTCGTTCAACCGTCCAGCAAGTTTTGCTTCCATAATCTGCGCTGGGGTCATTGTCTTTAGATCTTCTTTAGTCAATTGACCAATTGCAGCGGTAGCAGGTTTGCCCTGGTTGTCGTCTGGTTTTGGGGTTTTTGGTTTGGTCTGGTCCGCGATAAGCGACAACAGTTTTTCTGCTGCTGCTTCTAGTTCTTCGCGTGAAGAACCAACAAGCAGGTCCAGCGCGGTAGAAGGAACACCCTTTTCGGTTGCTACTTCGTAACGCAGTAGTTTGGCAGTAGCGTCAGCGGCTGCTGCCTGTGTGCTTGCCAATTGTTCCGCAAGTTTTTCATTTTCGGACTTTTGGTTTTGCTCATACTCACGCCACTTGTCCGCCAGGGCTTTATCAGCCTGGGCGTCTTTCGCGCGTTGTTCCCACTTGCGGGCTTGCGCCTTCCAGTCAATTTCTTTAGCGTCGCCCTGCGGCATTGCTTCGGTGGTGTCTTGGACTTCTTCAGTGGTTTCAGTTGCAGTAACGTTTTCGTCACTCATTTGCGGTTCCTTCCTATGCAGGAAATTGTCCAGCCGTGCGGCTGTCTTACCAGTGCTTTACTGGAAGTTTTACAGGTTTGGGTTAGCCCCAACCTTTTTTTCAACTGCCAGGATCAAGTCCTGTATTTCAGTTGGTAAATTTTCAAAGTCTTTGGCGGCTTCGGCAACAACGACCAATTGGGTTTGTTGCTTCGGGGTCATTTTTAGCAGTTGCGTGACCCAGGCAATTCGGCGGGATAGTTCTGGTTTCACTTTAGCCCAGAACCTTCGTTGCGCCGCGGTTCAACACGACGACAAAACCATTGTGTTCCATAAGAATACCGTCGTAACCTTCTACCGCTGCTAAGACACTTTTAGCCTGGTCCCAGGATCCAGTCCATTCCCCTGGCAACTTTGCAACCCGTTCTTCTAACCAGTCAAGTTGTGCTTGCTCATTAGCGAATTTCAAAACCTTGGCTTCTGGCTTCCACTGGGCTGCAATTACTTGCCCAGAATTCAGAACCTGGTCCAAACTAAGTTGGTCAAAATAAGCGTCACCAAGTCCAGCGTATTCACCAGCAATTCGGTAACTAGGAATTGTTGCGCCTGTTCTACCAGTGGCAAAATAGGTGCCATTACCAAAGTAGCCAAGTCCCTGGTAACTTTCGTCCCCAAACTTGAACTGGGCAACCTGGCTAATAGCCGTAGCCTTATCTTTTGGGTTTCCTACACCACGAAAAAGCGGGTTTTCACCAAGTTCTTCAATGCTGCCAACAATTTCTGGTTTGCCGTCCATTCCCTGCTTTTTCAAAACATAGGAAAGCATTTGGTCACCTTCTGCTGGTGCTTGCCCAGGTTTGAACGTGTTGGAAATTCCTAAGTTCTTCCAATTCGCCTGGTCAGCGTAAAGGTCTTCAATTGTTTGATAAGCCCGCTGTGGTGCTTGGACAAACTTCAAGTATTCGGGCTGTGTGCCTTTGTAATACGGGGACTGCTTCAGCGTGTCTTCAATACGCTGCCAACGCGTCTGGCTTTCTTCAACATAAGTTCCATTAGCCTTAGCCTTTTGGATCTCACGCCAGTTAGCCAGGGTCTGCTTAGTCCCAGCATTGCTGCCGTTCCATTCAGACTTCGCCTGTGTGTATTCGCTTTCAAATTCGTCGTAATAATCAGGACGAATAGGTTCTTCACCTTCAAACAAAGGCTGGATAGTGCAGTGGCAGTGATCGTGGAACTTCACAGCGTAACTGCTAACGCGAACCCTGCCGTTAGTGCTGCCAATAGCCATAAGGCGGCAGAATTCACAGGCACTTGCCTGGGCAACGCGTTGCACACGGGACACGTAAGGATCCAGGGCAGCATTGAACAGGACAGTGTCGCGGTGGTAACTAGCAACTTCGCGGGTAATGGCGTTGTTCATAGCACCAACAGCAGCCTGGTGTCCGTCCTTGGCGCGGACCTTCATAGTCCAGCCAATAACACGTTCACTTTTGGCAGCAGTGTCGTAGTTGTCTGCCAGTAAAGCAACGTATTTGTCCTGGTTAGTGTTTAGACCAATTGCAGAACGGGTTCTTGCCCTGGCAAAATTTGTTTCACGGCTTCGTCTAGCGTCGCGGCTTAGTCCAGCAGGGTTTGCTTTGTTCGCTTCCCAGTAGGCGTTCGCTTGCTGCTGGTAAAAGTCCAAAGCGGCTGTGCTGTTTATCTGTCCAAATTCGTCCAAAAGGTTTGGCATAATCTGGCGCAACAAACCACCAAATTCTTGCTGGTCAAAACCTGCACCAATAGAAACAGCACTGGTTGCCTGGTCGGTAGCCAACTTGTTGACTTCAGCCAGAATACGTTCCTGCTGCCTGGTTAGTTCATAATCAAAACGGGCTTTAGTTACCTTGTTGCCATTCCAGTAGTAAGAACCACCAGAAAAACCGCTGTAATTACTGTCCACCATTTGCGGTTGCTGCCCTTGCTGCGTCCGCTAGGTTAGCCACAAAGTTACGGGCTTGGTTCGCAGCCTTTTCAGCCTTGATAACCTGCTTGTCGCTGTCTGAAAGTCCAATTCTGTTGTAAACAATTTCACTGTCTGGGGTCAGAACCTGTGCCTGGATCAGTTTTAGAATTTCGTCAGCAGCAGCCGCACGTGTTGGGGTAGAAGCGTCGCGCCAAACAGGGCGAACGTTGTTTGCTTCAGCAGGAATAACACCGTCGCGGACCAAAAGAACCAACTTGGCTACTTCAGACCAGGTGCGACCAAACTGGCGTTGGCGACGTTCTGCACGTTTGACCAAACGGGCTTCCATTTGGCGAATAGCGTCAGCAGAAGCAGGGTTGTCGGTCTGAAAACCAAGGTAAGACGCAGGAATTGCTGTTTCAGCAGCAATAAGTTGTGCATACTGGCGAATTTGTTCAAAATACGGGGTCGGACTGTTCGCCTGGAACTGTCCAACGCTAGGCATAACGCTGTCTTCTTCGTTGTAAGGCACAGCCAACACGCGTCCCTGGATCACGGACCAAGGGTTTAGTGGGTTGCCGTCGCTGTCCAGGAACATATCCTGTGGCGCACCCATAACGTAACGCTGCGGTGCGCTGTAAAATTCGCGGGCAACTTCAGCACCAAGCAAGGTTCGCATAGCAGCGTCCGTGTAAGAACGAACTGCGCGGGTAATCTCGCTACGACCTTCAGGGTCGCCAGAACGTGGGTTGTTTATTAGCGGCGAAACAGTGACGCGTCCCAGGTTGTGCTGGTCGCGGCTAACTTCAACGAAAGTGTTCGCAAACGCTTCAAAATAAATTGTTTCATTAGGCAAATACAGTGACCCGCCAACAATTGTTCCGTCGTCGTCCTTGCGGTTCGCAAGCAAAGCGGCAGTAAGGCGGCGGCTGCGTAGATCGTAAGCCGCGGTTGCCTTCTTAGGGCTTTCGATAGTAACCAAAACGTCAGGTTCACCCAATTCTGGGCGTCCCTTACCAACAAACACGAAGCCAACGCCGTAAATTAGGGCGTCTTTGTGTCCCAGGCTGCTTTCAAGGTCCAAGTCATTCGCGCGAAACACTTCTTCAAGTCCCAAAGTGTCTGCACCAATGTAACCTTCGAAGTCCAGGCGTTCTTCTAGGACGTCAACGGCAGTTCCAGCCCAGCCAACAACACTGTCCACCAACTTCAAAGCAGGTGGTATTGAAATGTTTAGGTCTTTTAGTCGGTTCTTGCCTTCGTAATAGTGTTCAAGCGTGTGGTTCTTGCCGTCGTGGTGCGACAGTTTTCGCGCAAGTCGCTGGATCAGCGCAAGTTCTTCAATGCTTAGGCTCATAGCACTAATGCCCTTCGGGTCGTATTCGTCTTGCGGTCTTTGGTGGCGTGTCGTGCGCCATTCGCTAGAACTGCACAAGCCAGAAGGTCAACCTTTCGGGGGCTGTTCTTCTTTTCTTTCTTGAAACTTCCCGCTTCTGTTGCGACAGCGTTCAAAACGTGCCTTTCTAGTCGCGGGTCTTGGTCGCCACCAATTTCCTGTGCCACCAGGTCAGCAAGAAACTGCTGTGCCATAGGCGCAATGCGGTGGTTCGTTGGTGGAATACGTTCAACGCGCTTCTTCCAACGCTTAGACCATTCTAAAACGTCTGGTTCATAAAATGACGGGTCGCACCACAACATTTTTACGTCGTAGTTTTCAAACATTTTTTCAACTGCGCGGTTTACGTCCGCACGGTCAACCGTCCAGTCTGGGTCTTGAAAGTCAGGTTCCCAGCAAGCCATTACCGACATAGTGCCAGTATTCACGTCCATAGCGACAAGCCCAGTGGCGTCACCGCTAACAGAACCGTCGAAGCCAGCAACAATACTTGCACCCAACGGAATGGACTTTTCGCGTTTTGCTTCAACCCAGTGGTGTGGGCTAACAAAGTCTTCGCCAGCCATACGAACCCACTGGTTTAGTCGATAACGCTGGAAGCCCGCGAAGCCAGAAGATCCTGCGGCAGCAATGCCCGCTTCGAAGTCACCCAGGTCAAGAAGACCTTCAGCCAGGTTAGGGTTTGCTTTACGCCAAACCGCTGGGTCTGTTGGGTCGTCTTCGTTGGCTGCTTCCCAGGACCAAAAACCATATTGCGGGTCGTGAACTTCCCCAGCAGCAACACGTTTGCCGTGTTCATACAAACGACCAAGCAAGGTGTCTGTATTCCCGCCCGCAGTAGTGATACCAACAACCAGGCTTTCAGGACGGTCAGCAGAACCAGTGGTTAGTGCGTCCCAAAGTTCTGCACCACGCTGGTTGCTTGCCGAAGAAGCCCAACCGTGAATTTCGTCAGCAATGACCAAAGACGGGGCAAGTCCGTGCGCTCTCATACCGTCAGCAGAAAGGGGTCTGTAAACATTTCCCTTGCTAGGCAATTCGATAGCGTCGCGGTAAACCTTCAAAATGCGGGACAGGCTGGGGTTATTCAAAATTTGTTGCCTGGCTTCACCAAAAACAATTTTCGCCTGGGCGCGGTCACCCGCAGCAGAATAAACCTGGCTGCCTGGATCACCAAAGACCAGGTGGTGGACTGCCAGCGAAGTTCCCAGCAAACTTTTGCCGTTTTTTCTGGGCAATAAAACGACTGCGGTGCGGTAACGAAGCAGCCCAGTAACTGGGTCAAGTTCTAAAAGACGGTCAACCAGCCATTTTTGCCAGTTAGTGAATTCCAAAGGTTCGCCCTGCTTGAAGCCACGGGAAGCCCGTAGAAGCGTCTTAGCAAAGTCCGCAACTTCTGGACCAAGCGACTGGTCAGACAGGCTAGGAACGGCGTAGGCGGGCTGCCAGGACGGGTCAGGCGGTGGCAGTGTGGCGGACACGTCGCTGCGCTAATTCGTCTAGGTCGTCACGAACACGAACTTCAGCAAGTCCAAGACGTGAACGGTCAGAAGGACTAAAACCGATAGCAGAAAGCCACGCAGTCATTTGTGCGCGAAGGTTCTGCAACTGGACAACCAGCGGGTGGGTAACAACCTGCCCGTTAGCAGTCACGTAATAGCGCGGTTCCGCGCCAGTGTTCAACAAGTCACGAATAAGGGCGTAATCGTCCTGCGCTTCACAAAGAAGCGAAACAATGGTGTGATCACTGCCTGGCGCAAGCCAAGCGCGTCCAACAACCCAAACGTGGTTCCACAGTGCCAGACCTGCTTCGCCCAGGGGCGGCGGGATAGGAACGCCTGGTGCGCTGCTAAGACCCTGCCCTGGAAGGGGTGCGTCTGGTAACTGCTTCTTGCTGGGGTTTCCCGCAAGCCTGTGTTGTTCCACTGGTTTGCTAGGACGCCCTACTGGTCTGCCTGTTGAAGCCATTGCGTTACTCACTAACTGCCGTGCGGCAAAAGGTTGCCCGTGCGGGCGGCTACGATCTGTAACCAAAAATTGCCCCTGCCACTAATAGGCATACGCTAAAGCGGGGTCTTATGCTTCAGCAATTCGGCTACTAGCAGGAACAATGCCCTGGATAGTGCCAAGTCTATACGAACAACCGTTCGAACAAGCCCCTAGCCCCCCTTCGAATTTCCCGCAGCCGTGCATAGGCT